ACTTTAGCTTATTACTCTTTTCGCTTCTGTAAGTAATAATAGCATCGCCATACTCACTTACTAAGTCTGCTAACTCTTCTTTTTTCACAATAACTCCTTTTTATAAGATTAGCAAAATCTTTTGCCGTTCAAAACTAAAAGGTCATTGCTTTAGAACGCAGAAAACCACCCTCAACTAAGAGGGTGGCTCTGGTTAAAGTTAATTAGCCGTTTACTGCGGTAAGTACCTTAGTAAAGTACTGTGCAGCTTTGCCAGTAAGCTTACTGACAACATCTTCGTCCACCTCTTGACCTGCATCAGAGATAGCTGCTACAAGTGCGTCTTGGGCTGCTTGCTTTGATACTCGACCACCACCGGTAGAGCCTGATGACTTAGAGCCACCAGCCGCTGGAGTTTTCTTAACATATACACCAGCTTTAGTCAGAACCATACGAACACCGTTAGGTGATTCATCGTATTCTTCTGCGATTTCTTTAACGATCTCCATTGAAGTTTCTGGAGTTGGCTCAGCAGATTCATATGCTTCTACTACTGCTGCTTTTTTCTCGTCATCCCATGCCATTTTACGTTTACCTCGTTTACGTTGTTGTTGTAAATAAAATCGGTCGCCCATTTGCTTCCTCACTCTCAATATTTATATATTATAGATGTTTTCGATATAAATGTCAAGAACTATTTTTAAATACGTGATAAATTAATCTTATATTTTTGCAGATGCTCTAGCTTACCTAAATCATATGCAAGTGAGTACGCATAGTAACCCGCTTTACCTGCGCGAACAAGGGCATCACTATCATCACCTTCGGACTCTAGTATAAAAATAGAATAGCACTTACTTCCGTACTTTTCTTCGTAGTTCACATCTGAGAAGCCCATTTTCTCAGCTTGGTAATCTACCGATAATTCGTGTTCTACGATGGCAGGCTTGTCATAACGAGCTGACCATACAATCTCGCCTGCATCAAAACTCTCTGCCGCACATTCGTCCGGTAGATAATTAATTTTTTCTGTTGTTGGTTGTGGTACACCCACACGTTCAATTACATTTTTGATAAACGCAGGAGAGCGATACAACCCCGCTGCGATTTCTGAAATAGTTTCTCCAGAAAGAAAACGAGTAATAGTATCTGCAATCTCTGCATCACTGGCAGGTTTACCGCGAAGTTGTGCTTTACGAGTTTTAACATACTCTTTGCGCTCAATACGTTCATCAATAATTTTCTGTAGACGAGTAGTATTGTACGCAATATTTAGCATAGCACAGGCATCTTTTTTAGATATAGGATTTTCTCCACTAAGTGCGGAGATAACCTTATCAATATTTGATCCTGATAAGTTTTCGTAATCTTTTTTCTTTACTCTAGCCATTATTTGCCCACCTTATTTTCTTTCCATAATGTTCTTCAAATAGTTTGATTAGTTCATCGTACGGAACTCTTTCTTCACTCTTGAAATCGTAGAGAAAATCACTGAGTGCATTAAAGTCTTCAGCAATCATTGGGGCAAGAGTATACTCATCCCAGCCAGCATAACCTTCGATATCCATGTCTTGAATGTCAATACGACCACATGAGTAATGCACATCTGGACTTATACCACGTTCAGCATACCAACGAAGACTTACTGGACCCATCCAGTTTGTAGAGTATGTAATCATTTTGTTACTGCCATAAACAAACCAATATTAGAAAAAGCATATCCAAGATACGCTAAACCCATTCCAGTGTTTCCTTTAATGAACTGGTCAACAAAAACATAGGTGTAGATTACACCTGTTACTGCAATTAAATGCCCACTCATGATATTTTAGAAACCTCGCCTTTATACCTATCAATCGCACCAGTCAAATCACTTGCACAGATATCATAGATAGTAATAATTTGATTATGTACATCTACCGCAATATCAGTTTTATCGTACATAAATTCCCATACATCACGCAGAAAAGCATCTTTGTTACAGTAAGTTATCTTCATCGTTCCTCTTCTTCGTAATGGTCGCCATCGTTCCCGTTGCGACCGATAATATCCATACGATAGTCATCTTCAAACCAGCTATCCCAGTCTGGAGCAGCGGCATTTGGTGTGTCGCCAAAGTCAAACTCTGGCTGATAGTCATCAAAATAAAAACTATTTTCTACCTGGGCGATCTTACGTTCAAGATACCATAAAGCCTTATTATAATCTTCCAAAGCGTTTCCTTTTTTACCAGCGCGAAGTATATATTTTACAACGTTTCCAATATGAAAGTCAAGCTCAAATGCTTCGATTATATCAATTACTTCCATACTATTTCCCTGATAATGGTCAGGGTGATCTACATTACTCATTTCAATCCCCCATTACGAAGAAGGGTTTCAAAGGTATAAAATACCTTATGAAACTTTAGGTCGTATAGCTCTCGCATACCAATTAGCATATTACCAAGTTTATCACGATATACTGCTTTCATATCGCAATCATTATCGATATATTCTAGTACTGTTTTAATATCTTCTACAACATTCCATGCTGCATAAATTTCTTGTTCAAGATCGAAACGATCTTTATTATCCTGTGATTCGCTCATAAACATCCTTCCAATTATATACTCGTTTAAACATGCCAGATAGTTCAGCATTATGTGGTTGATGCATTAGTAGTGCATCTAGTCCTGCATAATAGCCTACTTGTGCATTTTCTGGCTTATCTTCAATCCACCAACAGTTAGTATCTTTGTAAGGTGCTAGTGCTTCATCTTTGTCGTCACCAGTACCTAAGATAATAAATGTTTCAAACACTGAAGGTCCGAAGATCTCTCGTAAGTTTTTCTTACGCAGTGTTTGAGCATACTCGTCATCTGTCTGTGATGTTACTACATGAAACACGTAGCCGTGTTCTTCGTGTAGTTTTTTCACATACTTCATAGCATCTCGTAATGGTGGAATCTTACGAATAGATGCTGACTCATTGAACATTTTAATAAGTCTACGCGACTCCTTATGTTCCATGTCATACTTTTTACTTACTAAGTATTCTTCAGGAGCTACTAATGTATAGCCATGACGATACATCCAACGATCAAAGGCATACTCCCAATCAAGAAGTACGCCGTCAACGTCTGTTAAAATTACTTTATCTCTACGCACTTGTTATCCTTTTATCATAGTCTGCTAATTCTTCATCCCACCATGGTGGTTTCGGTCTGTGTGACCACTCGGCAAATGTACCTTTGTCGAGGTGATAATAATCACGATAGGACTGAATCGGGTTATCGTAGTCTTTCAATATGTCAGGCATAGCAAGTCCGAACGTAGTAAAACCTACACGCTCCAACTTTTCTGGGTCTGGCAAATTATTGATTACATCTACGGATTTGTGTGTCTTGCCGCCATAGCGATAAGAATATTCGTCACCAAGAGCATTGCCGTAGCAATGAGTCCACTCGAAATTATCGAGAGACGAGCGTGCCCATATAGTACAAGGGTGATTGTACATCATAGGTAAATATGGTGTTAAGGGACGCTCCTCTGGTTTAAGGTGTTTGATTTCTTTTTTCAAAGAATTAAGATGGTCTGACTCCTCTTTATTGAGGGCACGAGGGATAAAGCCCAGGTGCTTGTCAATCCATATAGTTGTGCAGAGTATCTGAGCTACCTCAAGAGGCATCTTGACAATATGTTTGTCAACATGATACTCCGCACACTTGTCTAAATCGTTATCTAGGTAAAATAAATTCATAAATCCTCACTTAGACATATATTATAAAAGCAAAAGCAAGGAAAGTCAAGATTTATTTTTTAGCTTTCATGATTCCTACGGCAGATCTAACACCAAACGAAGCTGCTACAATTACTGACAATGTATACTGGTACCAGTCTGGCATTGTAGCAAGTACTGCAAAACCATCAGATACAAACTGTCTATAATCAGGTATAAAACATAAGATAAGAGGAATACTAAATAATAGTGTTAGCCACTCGTCCTTCCACGATTGACCACTGTTTTCAGCCATTACTCTTTCCCAGTCTGCGGTACTTTTAGCTGCTGTTTTAATTACTTCTGCTTTGGCTTCTGCTTTAGCCTTTACTTCTGCATTTCTACCTTCTAGGTAGCTTTGTCCTAACCCCGCTATGGAGGATACTATTGATCCTAATCCTAACATAATAAAAATAAAAAACCCTCCGAAGAGGGTCTTGCTTTAATCTAAAGCTAATTCAAAATGATGTACATCTGGTAAAGGGCGTTTTCCCGCTTCTCGTCTTAGATCAACATAACTATTTGCTAAATCTTCTACAAAACCTACATAAGTAGTTATGTCATGCCAGTTAGGTGCGCCACCCCAACGGATTTTAACACCTAATTCTTGAGCTGCCATTTTTACACAGTCAAAAACATCATCATAAGGTTCATACTCTAACACAGGTCTACCATCTAAATAGATAAGTACGTCTACTGCATACCCATATAAATGTGCAGATTGATCAGAACGCTGTGTAATACCTTTTTCATAGTATTTAGTATGTTCTTTAGTAGTTCTCTTACCTTCTAAAA